TGATTTGGAAACTGACATGGACCCTAAAATCCACATTCAATGCATGGACAAACTTAAGAAGGAAATTAAAAAGAAACATCCTAAACTAAAATTTCGTAAGTTTATGGTTAGTGCAAAAGGACATATTAGCTCCGTTAATTAGTATTTACTTATTTTGAATGTAATAGTATAAATGAAGAACATAACTCCATACATGATGGAGCTTCACAAGGAGCTAAAGGACAAACGCGAGATTGCAGACATTACTGCATCTCAATATATTAGGACATTATTTAGTCTAAACTCGGAGAGGGCATTTAAGAATTTAGCATGGTTGAAGAATACCGAGAGTGTAGAATTGAGATTACATGATTATGCGCCATCAACGCAAAAGACTATGATTTCTACTATTGTCTCAACTCTTTCTCTAATGAACCAAAAGTCATCATACAAAAAGATTTTTGCTTACTGGTATAATCGTATGATGGAGAAAGTCGATGAATCTAAGAACCAAGACTCGACTATTAGAACTAAGAGGCAAAATGAAAATTGGCTAAGTTGGGATGTAGTTTTGGCTCACGAAAAGAGACTTCATGATGAGACTGAACAAATTATTAAGAAGAAGGAACTAACACCTGTAGATTGGTCAACTGTCCTTTCCTATATTGTCCTTTCTCTCTATACTAAGTTTGCTCCTCGCCGTAACCAAGATTACCAATTTATGAAAGTTGTTAAGACTGAGAAACAAGCAAAGGATTCTGAATATAACTATTTTGTTATGGATTCTAATAAGTTTATTTTCAATAAATACAAGACTGCAAACTCTCATGGGACACAGGAGTTTGATGTTCCTAAGGATTTAGTTGATGCAATCTACCTATATTTGAAAGTTCACCCATCAAATAAGAAAACTCCATTTCAGTTCCTTGTTCAGGCTGATGGGTCTGAGCTTCCTTCAGTTAACTCCATGACTCGTATTCTCAATAAGATTTTTGGAAAGAATGTTGGAGCAACCATGCTTCGACACATTTATTTGTCTTCGAAGTATGATGTAGCTGAAATGAACGATGACGCAGAAAAAATGGGCCATACTTCAGGTATGCAGCATGAATATATGAAGGTTGAATCTATTAATATTCCTCAACTTTAAAGCTTATAATCATCCATAACTGGGACTATATAGCCTCTAACTTTAAATCCATCCCCACCACTTACGCTTCTACAACCATTACAGGCCTCTCTTAGCTTTGCAATAGGGATTTCATATACAATATAATCACCCCCTGGTTTGACCATAAAATAAAACCAATAATCTGCCTGGGTTGTGCTAATTCCACTGGGAAGTTTATTGCATTCATATTCAATGAACATGGTTTTGTAATTATATTTACATGCCAGTCTGTCTGCCTTACTTTCATAGGCAAACAAATTGGTTTTGAAATCGTATGGTTTAAATTTACCATCGGGAATCTCAATGACCTTTTCATCTTCTGGTAAATACGTTGACCTCGCTAAAGCTTCATATTTCTTCCCAAATTGTAAATCCGAAACAAACCCCATTATTATTAGTAATTACTGCTTTTTTATTTATTTCGACGCAAAATGAATTATTATAAAAATATGTTATGAAAATATAAATGCCCAGACGTACAAAACATGGAGGTATGAAAACCAACTATGCTTTGGAAGTACAAGATTTATTGAATACTTTAGCTTATTCACATCAAGATGATGGAAAGGATGTAGTTGTTTCTCATGTTCCTATACTTTTACAGGTACAAAGAATATTAGAGGAACATGCAAATCCATCTGAGAGAAGAAATATTAAAACATATTATATTGACCGTCTATTTAATTTTTGGAATACAGAAGGTATAACCATTAAAGAACTTCGCCGTGAAACTCAATCCTTTTTTGACCCAGATTTACAAAATCTTGTTCTAACTTCTAAAAATGTTAATGAAAGACAACGGCAAGGTTATTTAAATGCAGTTGCTGATTTATTATATTCTCCACGGGATTTAACAATACCAGAACAAGTGGAACTTGGAAGAAAAATGCTTAGTATTTTTCGTATTCTTATTTTAGCAATAATAGAAAGAGACGGAATGCATATGAAACCACCATTTAAATATGAACATCCACCAATTATTCCTTCAAAAAGAGCCAAAGGGCGGCATGGAAAAGCTATGCCTTCTGATTTGGACACATCCCAGCAAATCGCTAAACAATCCTATAATCTAACTGACCCGCAAAAGGACATTAATGGATGGATTCTCCAAACTTGGTCACCAAATCTAAAAATTTATACTAAAGGAACTGATGGTATTTTGGGAGTTCGTGGGACTAAAACTGCAGAAGATGTCTCTGTATGGCCTACTGTTACTTTAAATACTCTTGGAAGCACAGATTTGTATAAAAGAATTGAGGGTGAATTTTTGAAATTCAAAAGTGAACATCCAGAAATTACTGAGTATTATGCTGTAGGTCATTCTTTGGGTGGGGCCTTAATTGATGTAATGCTACGAAAGGGGATTGTGAAAGAAGCTGTCAGTTATAATCCCGCTATACAATATAATGACATCAACGGAGGATTGCCTAATCGCAGAATTTATTACGGTAATGACCCTATGTATAGGCTTATGGGTTGGTGGGACAAGAAAGCAGAGCACAGAAAACCAGACGAATTTTCTGCGTGGATGTCTGCTCTTTTTGAAAGTCCGGTTAGTAATATGCTTTCTGCGCATAAGCTTTCTAATTTTACTGGAGGAAAAATATGCAGAAAGTGTGGATTACGTCTCTAATCAATTAGCAAACCCGCTTCAGTCTCTGTAATATAATAGATTGGGAAGTTCTTATGAATACATAGCCAACGACTTCCTGTGCTTTTAATTGCCTGCACTTCTTTAGGACCCATACCTACATAGGTCTTCAAGAAGTAGTTTAATGCATGTGCTCCTGTCGATTGTGGGTATACCACAAAATGTGTAGCCTCCGTCAAGCAAAGACGTGTCTTCTTAAAGTTACTCAAGTGGTGACTCAAAATTAAAATTGTTGTTACGGTATGGCGACCCATAATACAGATGTCATCTATTAGTTGCTGGACAGCCTTTGCTTCCTTACCTGTTAGCGTGTCATAATCATCAAATATAACAAGACTCTCTCTCAATGGTTCCAAATCTTTCATTGGATTCTCTGTTAGTTTCTCAATATTTAGTCGAATAGGCCTTTCCTTCATTCCATCCAATGTCTCATCCTCCTTTAGTTTTGAGACCAAATATACGGGCCTTCCCTTAAACATATGTTGGTATTGTTCAGACAGATGTTTTGCAATATATGATTTTCCAGAGCCTGAAGCTCCAGCAATGTAGTATATACTTCTCTTCTCTGGGTCTGGATTAAAATTCAAAGCAAAAGTAGAACCTGGTGGTAACTTAATCTTAGTTGTTCCCTTTGTTTCAACCTCACCTAACATTTCCCTATATGCCTCCTCAGCTCCATCAACATTAAGATTCAAATGCTCAGGAGGTATTCCCTTCCTATGAGCCTCCTGCAGAACTCGCATTAATTCTGACTGCTTGCGTGGACTTAGTTTTGAAAGCATGTGCTTGCCAATTTCTAATTCCTGTACACCCTTCTTACCTGATTTAGAGTCACCCATGCTCAAATACAAAACATCTTTATTATAGTCACCACCAGTAACAGTCGCTACTGGTGTTGAATCCTTACCCTTGTCGAATGTCAACTTTACCTTAGAGGCCATTTTATTTACTTAACTAACATAAAAAATATTGAATAATTACGTTTTATTTAATTAGATTCTGTAATCTCGTGGAATTGGAAGTAATTTACTACTTTTTAATGCTTTTTCCATCTCATCCTGCAAAATCTCGGTCATTTTTGGTATAAGCTTGAATGAGGGAGTAGCGTGTTTTAGGTCAGGAAAGAATAATTTAGCAAATGAATTTCTTAATGAATCAATTTCCTTGCGTTTTTTTGCAGTTTTAATAGCTTCAGGGAATTCTTGTAAAATTTCCATGTCAGCAACAACGCTATACAATTTGCCTATGGGTGAGTTTAGTATTTCTATTAAAGCATCAACAATAGATTTGTCAGAATACTGCTTAGCAATGGAGAGCATCCTTTTTGCAACCTTAACATAATTTCCTTCTGCTTCATAGATTAGCATGTCCTCCTTGAGGCCTTTTGTGACTCCTGGAATAGTAACATAGCCTTTTCCAGCGCTGTTAGTCCATAGAATAATATTTGAAATTTCAACATATTTATTAGTAGCCCAGCCAATAAAATCAATTTTAGTTATTTCCTTTGTCTTGAAAGCTTCCTCCAGGTATATTATTTTCTTGTCACGTAACTCCTTATAACCCTCCTGTACTTCCTTACTTGTCCAACGCAAAAGACCAAACCTTAATGCTTTTTTATTATTTAGAAATTCAACAGCTGTCATGTGGGGTTTCAATCTTTCCTGTCCATCCATAAACTCCTCATGTGAAATCAGTTCAGCCGACCACAAAGCAGAAAGATGCTTTAATTCATCACCTTGATTATAATTTCGAACATGACCATTTTGTATGTAGGGTTTCTTTAAGAGGTTCCACTGGCTTACTTCACCTATTTTCATGTCTACTACTTTTCCTAATTTGTTAAGTTTTAGAATCTTCTTTTGGAAATCCTTTGCAGACCTCCTCCTAACTACAGCCTTCTCCATCAAATCATAATCAGCAGAATACATTATTTTGTAGTCTGCAGAACTACCCACAACATTTGGTGTCCCAAAACTTATTGTCTTGAAAATTCTAACCAAATCAGCACTATACTGTTGTGGAAAGTCACGCTCCATTATTACTTCTACAATCAAATTATTTCTTGTATTTTTTTTTAGTAAATTCCATTTATTTCTGGGAATATTCAATATTTGTTTTTTGTTATTTCCAAAACTGGACACTTTCTCATACCCCCTCCAACTTTTGACTCCTCTTGGAAAATACCATAGTTAACTTTCTAAAATATTGCTTGTTTCAAGAATAACAAAAAACGAATATTGAATATTACTCAAATTTGACAAATAATCCTTTTTTAATTATTATGCTATTTAGGGGGTCATTGAATATACTTAACCGTTTTTCTTCTGCCTTTTTATGCAGGTATTCCTTTCTTTGTTCCTTATGAGTTCTTTGGTATTCTATAGATTTCTGCAAATAATAATCTCTGTTGTCCATATATTTCTGATGCAATCTCTCCTTGTTTCGCAAATACCATTCCTTCTTATAATCCATTTATTATATGGAAATTACTTAAGTAAAAATCACTTATTTCTGGGAATATTCAATATTTGTTTTTTGTTATTTATGATTCTGGACACTTTCTCATACCCCCTCCAACTTTTGACTCCTCTTGGAAAATGCCATAGTTAACTTTCTAAAATATGTCTTGTTTTAAGAATAACAAAAAACGAATATTGAATATTACTGGATTAAGAGGTTTTTTACTTAAACTAAACTCACTTGCTTAATATAAATGGAGAACGAGATTGAGGAGCTATTTTTGCAGTATTTGCGCACTTTGGAATTGCCTGAGCAGTTAGAAATACATAATGGTCAAGATGTTTTAGCTGCTTTGACAAATGATGCTGAAGAGGATTTGATGCATGAAATATGGCAGCGCATAAAATATACAACAAACTACATGAGTATTGTAAGTAGACTAAAAGATGAAATAAGATTAGTTATTATAGAGGAGGATGAATCAGATTCCTGCTGTGAACATGAGGAGTAAGTTTAAAGGTAATTACCATCTTTAGAATAAATGCAAACACCCTCTGCTTTAGAAGTATTGAAATCCCAAAAAATAAAAATTGACGAACTGGCTGAGAAGTTAGAGCAAAAGTTAGATTTGTATATAATGATTAAGCTTAAGCTTTATAACTATAATCTGGGAGAACAAATAGACCAAGAGGAGACAGATGTATATAATAAGCTTCAAAACGTGTGCTTCCATTTGGAGAACAAGTTGAGAGGGTTAAGGAATATGTTAAATAATGTACAAACAATTACCACCCGCGAAGAGTTTTAGTGTTTAGCAAGACTGGGTTTAAAGCAGAGGGTTTAATTTTATTTCTGCCTTGAATAGTCATAGAGCGCTTAGCAATAAGTGCCAGCTTAGTTTCCGTAATTCTTTTCTGCGTTTTCTCGAACTGCTGCTGGAAATCCATTTATTTTAGTTAGAGTTTATTTTTTAAATAATTTACAATAGCCGTTTTACTTCTTTCACCGTCATAGACTTCCATTTTATTCCCATCACGAAATATGATGGTTGGGTAACCATCCACTTTAACATTTGTTTGCTTTTGTTCGAGCTTCTCGATTTTAACATCCTTATATTTAGACTTTAGTTTATTCCACTCAGGCATCATGTCATGGCAATGTGGGCACCAATCTGCGTAATAGAGTGTTAGGGATTTCTGAGGTTTACCATTACCCTGAATAAAATTTAAACCTATTGAAAATCGAGGAGGAGTAATATTTCCAAACTCATCAGGAGTATTTTTAGGTGGTGCCTTTCCAGGTTTAACTGGTTTAATTGCAACTGTATATGGAACTGTTGTATAATCACCTAATTTCTTAGTTTCTAAATATTGTTTTAATTTTTCATAATCTGCAGGGTATTCTCCATCTATTTCAACACATGTGTTAGGACCTACATTTAATCTTCCATTTAATACATTTTGGCAAAATTCTTGCTTTCCTTTCAAAGTCCCATCTGGGTATTTAAGTTTATTGCATCTTGTAGCTCCTTTTGAATTTTCTGGGGTAGCTACACTTAATAAAGCATGACCAACATATGGAGCATTTACTAAATTTTCTGCTGTTATTCTATTTACATCTATTCCAATGCGGTTTAGTGCATCCCTTGCTAATTCTGGATTTTTTGCAATAAATTTCATTTCATCAATATCTACAAAATTATTGCTTTCTAAACATAAATCCTCTTCACTTCTGTCTTTCCCATCTCTGTCTTTAGTAACATCACATACATCATTATTATAGTAACTATTCATTCCAGTACAGTAATCAGCATCAGTTTTAGTTGACCCATCAACATTTTTGGTTCTATTACAACCATATGCTCCATCTCTGCTATTCATTCTTTCCCAATGATTATTATTCATCTTGCATCTTTCTTCTGGTGATTTAATATTGCTGTCTAATCCCCTGTACCTATTGCAATATGCTTTATGGTCTTTACTTTGTTTAACATAATTGCTTCTTTCTTGAGCACATTTTGCAGCTTCAGGATTTGGTCTACCATCTGAATGACGGAGACCATCACATCGTTTTTCTTGTTCAATCCAAAATTTGTCAGTTGCAGCGCAGTTAGTCTTTCTTCCTTCATAATTTTCCATTAATTTTGATTGTTCTTCCATCATTTTTAATCTTTCTTCCTGTGATGAAGGAGCATTACTACAATCAGCATTTAATCCCTGCTTTGAACCAATGTCAATCCAGTGAGCTGTTAGTTTATCTGCGTTATTACCAACTTCAGTTGCTACTTCAGGATTATGCTTAGCATAACATTCAGGATTAAATGGATTACCCAAATGTGTTTTAGGAACATTTCTTGTAGGCAAACCTGACCTCAAAGTTCCCCAATCATTAATAGTTACATCTCCTTCCTTTGAAGGTTGGAGTATTGGTAAATCTTCTGGTCTTGACCCACCTTCAAAATTAAAGTCTGGTGCAGGAGGTGGAGCATCAAAATCAAAGTCTACTGTAGGAGGTGGAGCATCAAAATCAAAATCTGCTGCAGGGGGTGGAGCATCAAAATCAAAGTCTGCTGCAGGAGGTGGAGCATCAAAATCAAAGTCTGCTGCAGGAGGTGGAGCATCAAAATCAAAATCTGCTGCAGGAGGTGGAGCATCAAAATCAAAGTCTGCTGCAGGAGGTGGAGCTTCAAAATCAAAGTCTGAAGGAGGTGGAGCTTCTCCAGGTGGAGGTTCTGATGGAGCCATTGGAGGTATTAATTCATCAGCTGGAGGAAGTTTAATCTCATCAGGCTCACCAGTATTAAAATCAATTGCTTCAAAATCTACTTCATCAATTAATCTGCTTTGTGGGCCAGTGTATGGAGTTCCATAATAAGTATGCCTAAATAATGCAATCCAGTTACCCTGTGAGATGTAGTCAGGATTGTCACGCTTTGGTGGGGGAGTTTTAATCATTGCTCTAAATATATTTTCATCAATGTCTTTGCCTAATTTTGTTATTTGTTCATCTGTGAGCTGGTTTTCTGGGAGAGGGTCAAGAGGAGGAATTGGGGGAGGAGGTGGTCCATCCTCAACAATAATTGGTCCACGGGGAGGAGGAGGAGCAGGACAATTTGCAATACAAGTTGAAGGGATTTTGTCAAGAGCTTGACCAACCTTAACTGCTTCAATAGCAAAAGATGCAGCCATACCACCATATTTAACCATTGGTCCAACAATGTCACCCATGCCTGGAACTGCTGCACTTGCTCCAGAAATAACTAATTGTGCTATGTCTAAGGCATCAATAGGTCTCCCACGTGCTCCATCAGCAATCATTTTTGCAGCAGGACCAGCCATTGCAGCTGCAGCCATTAATCCTGCCAGTGCAGGTGCACCAATTCCAGCAGTGATTACAGTTGCAAATAAACCTAAAGCAACAGCTGCAACTTGAGCCATAATTCCAACAGCTTCTACCCAAAAATCAGGGTCTCTCATCTTATGCACAAAGTCCTCACCAAATTGCTTGAAATCTCTTTCAGCATTCTTTGCAAAATCTTCAAATGCTTTTTTTGTATCTGCAGCTAAATTTTCAAATCCTTTCTTAATATTGTCTCCAACCTCCTTTAGGACTCTTTCTATGTCATTTCCAAATTTACGCATTGCAGCTGCAATACCATTGCGCTCTGGGTCAAAAGCTGCAGCTAAATCAATATTTCCTTCAAACAAATCTTTGATTCCAGCTGTAATTTCTTTTAATAATGAATCAAAATTGACTCGTCCACGAATTTGTTTACCACGAATACGTTGTCCAATAACTTCTCCACCCATAAGTTTTAAGTTTCGTTGATGTAGTTGCTTAGTAATACCTTGTACATCCCAGCATGTTTGACCACAACGTAAATTACAATCTGTACACCATTTTGGTCCCCAATCAACACCAGCCCATCGTAATCTACCACATTGCCATGTACGACATCCTGGAGCAGGATGTTTAAAGCAGTCATCAATACAATCTTTGCGTACTGGTCCCCAACATGTTCCTGCAATGTCTCTTGAACCAGGTGGACATTCATTCATGGAAGAAGTAATTGGTTTTCTGCATGTTAAACCATCATTAATCCATCCAGGCTCGCACTTTTTTCTACATGTGAGTCCATCATCATATTCATCTGCTGCACAAGGTTCTACACATGTTAATCCATCATTCCTCCAACCAGGTGGACAATCAGCAAGAATTTTACCACCAACTAACTTTCTTTTATATGGGACTATGCCATATTTCTTGCAAAACCCCTTTTTACCATCACATCCACATCCGCAATCAAGTTTTTTCATTTCTTTTTCAACCCATTTGACGAGAGATTGTTTGGAAATACAGTTTTTACTTCCTCTACCACATCCACAATCTTTCTTCTTTCCCATTTGTTAAATGCTGTTAAAAGAAATATATGTGTTATAACAAATGAGCACATCGGACATGACTGAATACCTGCGTGTGAAGTTAGCAGAGCGTGGTAATATAGCTGATGCAAAGTTTATGGAGGATGGGTTTGACCGTTGGGCAGAGAGTGAGAGGCCAGCTCGGGTTGGTCAAGTAGAAAAAGTCCCTGCAGAAAGTAAAATGGAAAGTTATGGAGGCGCAATGTCATTGTCTCGAGCCAAGAAGTTGCAAGCAAAGATGATGGGTGGAGCTAATGTAAATATTGCTGGATTTACTGTGGATGTGCCTGACATTGTAGTTAATGCAGTAAAGGAGGCAAAGAAGCTACATGAATTCTTGAAGACAGTTAATACACGTCTTCCTGATTTGATTGAGGACATTACTGACAATGTTATTTACAAGCCTCAGGATTATTCCCCTGAGATTATAGCAGATTCTAAGCAGTTTCTTGGATTTCTACAATCATTGAGGGGGTATGTAACTGTTATTGAGAAGGTATTGTCTTTTGCTCAGTACATCCCAACTGGCAGTGGTCGTCGTGGTGGTAAGCGTGGACATACTCGTGTGCATTTTGGTGGAGCAGCAACTACACTTGAGACTATTACTAAGTGGATTAAGTATGTGAAGGATGTAGGAACTCAGATTTACAACTATGTGAGGTGGTTTGCACAGAAGGCCAGAACTTTGGAGGTAATCTTGAAGCTTGATGCAGCACAGCCTGAAGGTAAGCAAGTTCTTGATGCTCTTAAACCCATCTTTGACTTTATGGGAGTTGTTGGACTGGGTCGTCACAGAGGTCGTCGCGGAGGTCGTGCTCGTTCTTCCAGTCGTAGTTCCAGTCCTGAGTGCGAGTGTCATGGAGGCCGAAAGTCACCTCTGCCTGTACTGGACATTAATGCAGCAATGATGGGTGGAATGAGTCTTGCAGACCAAAAAATGGCTATGGAAATGCAAAATATAAATAGACGTGATGCACGAATGCATGGAGTTACTATGGAACAATATAATCAAAAGATGGCTTCAGCAACTCCTAAAGTAGGACTTGGTCGTAGACATGGTGGAATGAGTATGGCACAGATGCCTGCATATTCAGGACCTCAGTATGAATTTAATTATATGAATCCTTCTATGGGAACAGCTCCAAAGAGGCCTGCTATGGGAATGGGTAAAATGCGTGTAGTAGGTGGTGCTTCTTGTGGTGGACGTGCTCCATCAGCCCGTGCTCAGATTGTGAAGAAGGTAATGCAGGAGCATGGACTTTCTCTTCCCCAAGCTTCCAGTTACGTAAAGCAACATGGACTTTATTAAAGAATTAATCTATAACAGAAATAACAAATGACATACCAGTCGACACCTTATATGCCATGGATTTTTCCTGATGAAGCTTACCACATGAATTTTAAAGGAAAGGAGCCACTAAGACCATCAGTTCTTTCTCAACCTTTAGATTTGATGGATGGTGGAGGAAGTGAGTTTCAAACTTCTGCTTATGAACATGAGAGACAGGTTGTTCTTGACAGAGTAGCAAATACTATTCGTGCTAAACAAGGTATGGAGGGACATTTGAATACTACAGCAAGGTCACAGCGTTATGACCGTCCTGCTTCTCGTTCTGCTGTCCCTAAAGGTGTATTTACTGGCTCCCCCATGACATACCTTACTTCTGCTGGACTCCGTGGAGGTGTAATTTCTACTAAGGCAGGTCAGGAATGGCTCGCACAGAGACTCAAGCAACGAGCTGGTGAGTGGGAGGAACTAAATAGTGGAGCTCGTACAATTAATCCTCCCCCTATTCCTGTGTCCCCATATACCGAGGTTAATACAATTCTGTCTAATTTATTTATTGCTTTTGACACTGGTTTCTTTTCCAGCAGTGTTATGGAGTTGCTGAATCAGCTTGCACAAGCTTTAATTAAGATTGGTGCAGTTATTGAGCCAAGGCAGTTAACAACTTATGCTCAAGGTGTACAGAAGATGGTTGAATCAGTCCGTCCCTATTCAGGAAAACTACAATTAGGTGAGACTCTTGGACCTGTATTTGAGGCCCAAGAGAAGCGCAAAAGAAATATTGATGCTATTAATGCTAAACTAAAGATTATTGATGCAATTATTCGTGAGATTGCCAGAACTATAAATGAGCCATTGTCTTCCCGCCAGCAGGTAGTAGCTGCTCTTGGACAACGTCTATTAGGAGCTCAATTACAGAACTTTGAGGCAAGATTTGCTGGGGAAAACAAGATGGAAACTGTAAAAGCAGTTGGGACAGAATCTACTGGCCGACTTGCACCATTAGAAATGGGCCAACCTGCAGTTCCTCAACCTCTATTACCTCCTCCTCCTCCTGACAGAGAGGAGAATTCTGCTCCTGACACCGTATGGGATGAAATGCCTGCACCAGAACCATTTACAGGTTTAGGCCGTATGCGTAGGACTCACCGCTTTTAAATGCTTACCTGTTTTGCAATGTTGAACCCATAAATGTGTAAGCTTACAACTATAATTACAAACTTCACAATTATAATTTATACCCTCATTCCTCTTCAAATGAAGTTTCGTTTGAATATGAGTGTCGAACTCACTTTTGCATCGAAGTTGCTTGTTACAAACCTTACAGAAGTAATTAGACAAGTCAGTCTTTATTCCATTATGTTTATTAGATGAAAAATGACTGTCGTAGGTCTTCTTATGCATGTACTGAAAATTACAAATCTTACAAAACATCCCCTCATAATACCTTAATCTTTCTGCTTTCTCATGCTCCTTAGTATTATTATGTAACCCAAATGCCTCAGCAGTACTAAATGTAATCTTGCAAGTATTGCATCTCCAAGTTTCAGTAATTACTGCGACCTCGTCCATTTTACTTATAGTAAATATTTGTTTTTTGTGAAAACTGTTTCTGGAGAGAGAATAAATGAATTCATCAGAAGGTATGGCAATGGGAACTGTAATAACATCTTCAGTTGCAATTTTAGGTTACCTAATACGATGGAATCACAAGCGTATAAGAAGTAATTGCTGTGGTAAGCCATGTGTAACATCAATAGATGTTGAGGACACTACCCCTACAACAGTTGTAAGAGAAGCAGAGGAAGCTAAAAATGATGCTACTACATAAATGGATTTGTTAATTGTTCCATATAAATTAGGTGGAAAGAAAGGTTACCGAACAACGCTAAATGGGATTCCTTTTTCAAGGAAGCCAGTAGAGTTAGACAGAGCAATACAGCAAGCAGATGCTTTGGAAATGAAAGGAGGAATGGAGGAGGCAATAGGTTATGCTTTGAGTGAAACTGACATCCAGAAAATGATTCCAACTTTAAGGATTGTTCCGTACCCAGATTTGTTAAAAGCAAGGTCAATAGATGATGTATTGGATGAAAAGGGAAGACTTATGCTTTTATATTTGACTGAAAGCGAGTTAATGGGTCACTGGGTCTGCTTATTGAACTATAGAAATTCTAACATATTGGAATATTTTGACCCATATGGAGGTTATAAACCAGATGGAGAATCAAAGTGGTTGACCCCACAGAAGCTGAAGGAGTTAGGACAATCAAGTAAGAAGCTAACACAGTTATTGGATGAAAGTAATTATGTAGTTAAGTCTAATGCATACCCATTTCAGGTTGACAAGACAAATATTAATACTTGTGGTCGTCACTGTACAACAAGATTATATTTTAAGAACCTAAAACTGCCTGAGTATATTAAGTTAGTAGAATCCACAGGATTAGAGCCTGATGAATTCGTGACAGCCTTTACATATAATTTAATCGGAAAATAATGATTTGTATAAAGTAAATGGCATTGTTGTCTCAATTCTCCAAAGTACAGATTGATGGTGCTAAGGCAGCACCAGACCGTATTTATTACAACGCAGGTATAATCAACAATACACTAAACTCTACAAAGACAGCAGATGACCCATTGTTGAGATTTTCTGACTCACGCCAGACTGCTTTGGTTCCTGATGTTTCAAATTATGAGGTTTCTGTTGAGAATTTTAGTTTGAATGGAGTTTCAAAATATTTACCCCTATTTATTCCTCAGATTAAGAACACTCAAGTAGATGTAAACGAAACAGTATACGAAGTTACAGTTGGAATTTTCCAGGGAGGAGCTATTAGTGACAGCACAAAGTATAAGACAGGTAAGGCTTCAGTAATTTGGTACCCAGACAATCAGGCTCCTTATACAATTATTCCTACAACTTCAAATTCACAGCAAGAGGTTGATTATTATTTTTGCTATACATATTCTCACATGGTTCAGCTAATTAATAATGCATTAAAAAGGGCCTGGACTCTTGCTGGTGGTGGTGTAAGTGGAGTAGTTCCTGGAACTCAGTGTCCATTTATGGAGTTTGATGAGACAACTGGTTTGTTTTCATTAAATCAGGATGGAATGACAAGTATTACTCCTTATGGGACAGTTCTTCCTCAACCTTTTAATTCTGCTTGTACTGTTGTAGGAGCTTCTAATAGTGGAGGACTTTATGGGGTAGCAGGAGGAAGTGCACCAACTAATTATGGTGAGTATTCATTTGTAGGATGGAATACTTGTTTAGACCAGCTACTTTCTAATTTTCCTACTGTATATTATGGTTACCCTACTGCCTGGGCTGGAGCGTACAGTGGATTGAATTTGCCTGAGATTGTAGTTGACACAGGTTTGCCTATTAATTTAAGAGTTGGAACAATTCCTGCAACAAATGCTGATTCTCCAGTTGGATTAAGTTTGAAGACTAAGCCATCGCAGTCAAGTCATCAGCTATTTATTCCTAATGGAACATTCTTAACAAATGCTTATATGTGTAGATTAACTCAGGATTTTAAGAGTACTGGTGGTGTATGGTCACCTATTGCATCACTTGTGTTAGCAACAACTCAAATCCCAGTCCGTAATGAATCTAATGCAAATCCAGTAACATTTGGAAGTGCAAATGTGGGTAGTGGAGTAGCTAATTCAGGTTCATTCCAAAAGGTTTTGATTGAGACTCCAATTAATGCGGTTACTGCAGACCTTTGGAGAGGTTGGATTTTATATGAGCCATTGGTTCCGACTTATTCATCTTTGGACCCATCCCAGGATGCAGTCCAGGATGTTGACGTTAATTTATTTTGGAGGAGCCGTCTAACAAATTCTCTAATTCCTGTCCATATTCCCAATCAATCAACAATGAATTTTAGATTGATGTTTAAGAAGAAAGGAACAAAGTAGCGTTTTATGTCAAAATATTCTCTGTCTACAATAAATAAAAATGGCCACCGAAGTAACAAAGTATTCTGTGTATGACTCCCGTATTGTTCAAACAAAGCCGGAGTATGCTGTCGAGAAGGGAGCCTTGAGCTTGACTAACGTGTCTTTCCAGGCACAGACTGCTGATGCTTCCAGTGTGCAGTTCAACGTGCAGGTTCCTTCCGAGAACGTGTTTGTGGACCGTGCAGTGCAATGGGCTGCAACTGTAGTAGCAACAATTGTTGTTAATATTAATCCCCCTGTTGGTTCTACTGTTCCTGCTAATACTCCCCTGTCTACTCTTCTTGCTCCTGCTGCATTCCCCCTGCACCAGTCTGTGAGCCAGATGTCTGGAACTATTAACGATGCAACTGTAACTGTAAATACTCAGGATGTTCTACCTCAGGTTCTGCGCTTGGCTGACATGCGTGCATCTCGTCGCCAGCGTACTTGCCCTACTATGTTGGACAAGTATGCAGTTTACCCTGATTCTCGTGTAGTTCCTAATACTCCCCTAAAGCAGTGGAGCAGTACTTGGGAGTCTGACATTGTGCCTAATGGTGGATTTAATGGTTTCTACTACTGCACCAGCGCAACTGGAACTCCTCAGGCTGTTTCTGGTGCTGGAACTACAGTTGGTGGTGTTTCTTACCGGAATGGTCAGCCTTACCTTGAAGTTGCTGCAGCACACTCTGCTGGTGGAACTGATTTGATTTTCCACGTAGCTGTAGCATCTGTGGAGCGTCTCCTATTGCCTCCTTTCATCTTTGCTGACCAGCATGAGATGTCTACTGGTCTCTTTGGTGTGCAGAACTTTCAGGTGCAGATGAACATGGCTCCTACTCCTGCTCGTACTTTCCGTGTTGCTTCTACCCTAAGTGTTCAAGATGCAAATGGTCTTCCTGTGAATCCCTTTACACTGAAGTCATCTGCTTGGTCTACTACTGCAATTCGTGGATTCTTCCCAACTCTTCCTACTCTCTCTGTTCAGTTCTTGACTCCCGCTTTGGATTTACCTTTGCCTCCTAAGAATATTGTTCCTTACATGGAGTTCCCCCGTTACATTGCAACTCCCCAAACTGCAGTAAGTGCTACTTCTTATGCTGACTACTTGACTTCTAAGGGAACTCCTATTACTTCTCAGACTATTACTCTCCCTAACATTCCTGACCTACTCCTGATTTATGTGAAGCCTTCTGCTTACGGTGCGACAACACTGCTCAGCTCTGCTCAGGGTGACTGGTCCCTTCCTATTACTAACATCTCGATGAATTTTGACAATTTCAGTGGGCTGCTTAGTAATGCAACCCAGGAGCAGCTATACCAGATGTCTGTGCGTAATGGTGTAGACATGGACTGGTCTGAGTGGACTGGTCTTGGTTCTGTCCCCTTCTCCAGTTCTACATCTGCTACATCAACATTTTCTACTCCTACTGTTGGTGGATTTGTTGGTTTGGTTGGTGGGCCTCTGGTTCTCCGCCCTGGTGTTGATTTTGCCCTACAAACAGGTCAAGCACCGGGTCTCGTAAACTCCTGCGAGTGTGCAGCCTAATAAAGCTGTGCTTATTTCCGATTTGCGGGAAGTCCCTTAGAGTCTTAACTACCACCTCACTACTGAAAAGTTTTGAGGGAACTGCGGTAATGTCGCATCCCTATGGTAATAACGTTAAGAATTGGGTAATCCGCAGACTGAACCTCACTACCGCTATGCAAGGTAATGGTTTATGTCCCAACGACTACCAGGAAAGTGCATGAAGAGCTTAGCAAGCTCTAATGATTGCAGAAGGTATAGTCTACTCCCTACAGAAATATGGCGAAAGCCAGGGTACGAAGTTGAGGTAACTTCACACTACAATTTAATCTTCAGGTACAGAACTTCACTGGTCTAACATTTGATGGAACTGCAGAACAGCAGCCTTTTGTAAACATCTATACCATCCCTATTTCTTCTGGCTTCTTTGAGACCATCAAGGGTTCTTCCCGTATTATTAAGGGAGTGCTCACTGAGCAGGACATTCTTTCTGCTCCTGAGCATGCCCCTTCTGCAGCTCTGCAGAGGCCTGTTGGTGCTGCACGTCACATGGGTATGATGGCTAAGACTCCTGCTATGGGTATGGGAGGTGGACGTCGTAGTGGAATGAGCGCATACATGTAATCAAATAATATTAAATATTCTTAATAATAGTTTAAGTGAGCGTATATTGAGAAATACGGTTTCGACCAATGTTTCTAAATTCTTTTTTGCTCTCACTTAAATTATAATTACATAAACTACAGCAAAAAACATTAATAAGAAGCTTATAGTGAAAAGTAGAGCCTCTTTATTTGTCTTTTTTGTTCCTTTTCAAATTCTCTTGCAATAAAGTCAAGCAATACTAAATCTTTACAGAACCATTTTTGGGTAGGCTCATCAAAGTAGCAACGAGTGTTATTAATTTTATAATTCCGATTTCCTAAGTACTCGCAAGACAGATTATTCTTAGTACACATATTTTCAATGATTGATTCGCTCGTAATTCCCATTAGTATTCCTTACCTGTTTTGGTTATAATATTCCTTACCTGTTTTGGTTAGAATCCGTTTTCAAGAAATTAAGCATCATTATTGATGATTTATAGCAAAAAACAGGTAAATACAAAAAGTATGTGTTTTTTTCAGTAAAATCATTAATGATTTTACTGTTTTTTTCATGTAGATTGCGTAAAGACCCTTTTTTAGAGGTTTTTACTGCTTCTTTAGACCACAGTAAGGGCATTTTTCATTATTTTCCCTCAAATCATTGTTCATGTTTTGGGTTCCCATCCAAGAAACTATACACACGAGCCATTGCCCATTGTTCCTTAGAGAGTTTGAACTTCATAGGAGCATTTACTCCTTTAACATATGACCCACTTAGTCTTACACTTTCTGGATTTGTATGGTATGCACCAATACCTCTATTATAAACTTCCTTAATAATTTTTAGAGAAACCTTTGTAATCTTAGACAATTCCTGCTTTGAATATGAACGGTCCTCAAGACCATAGCGTTTTAATACATTTTCCCTATGTGTCATTATTAAAAAGCAATATTATTAATCCTCATTTTGCTTCTTGTTATGAAAAGTAAGCTCCTTTTCCTCTACTTCATTGAGAACTCCTCTGACTCTCTTGATGTCATTAATAAGAGTTGAACGCTCATGTTCCTCTGCTGCAAATAGTCTTGCAACCATATAATCCAAATGACCATGTAGAAATGCCAAATAACTCAGAATCATCTTATTATATATATAACTTTTATTTACTTAAAGTCAATTTATATATTATAAATGGATGCTAATAAGTTTATAAGCTATTTGATAGACTGCGATTGTGGTTATGAAGAATCAATAAATATAGCTATACATCATGAAATTAATAGGAATGTATGTATAGAAGAAATATATAAAGACAAACCTGAAGACCCAACTAATGATGCATATGAAATTTCTTTATATAGCTTTCAATAGATTCTCTAAGAGTTGGTTTATTCCAAAGAATCCATCTGCTTAAAGCTCCTGCAGACTTAGGGTCATTCCAATTCTCCCTTTTTCGATGCCTTGCTAAATATAGTTTTTTGCGTCTATTGTCACCATGAGTCGTAAAATCTTCATACCCATAAGCTCCAAATGCAACTTCTTCTCCATCATCAAATACAGCTACAAGTTTATGTACACCATCATCAGCTTCATAGAACTTCACCATTATTTATTAACTATAATTTAATGTATAACTAAAATTTTGTGCTCCACTATTACCGCTATACCCAATAGATTCAACAGTCCAATCAAGAGTTGGAGTTACAGCTAAGGAATTTGAACTAATACTTATAGCACTGACTGCTACATTTGAAATGTCTGCTGGTTGAGGAGTATTTGAAGCACCAGTAACAGCATTAAATTGGACATGTGGAATGTCTGTATGAATGTCGTAAGGGTCTCTCAAAAATGTTGTTTGTAGAGGAGTTTGTAGATTTCCAATTAGAATAGCAGTTGAAACTTCTTGTGTTGCAGTTCCAGTTCCAACTCCTACTCCTGTTGCTACAAAGACACATCCAACTACATTTACAGCTGCTCCAATAACCGTAAAGTTAGTATTTCCAAGAGCTAAAATAGTATATGTTGTTCCAACTACAAAACTTCCTGCTGTAATTGTTGCCGTTGTTTGTTGAACTATTTTTGGTGAATCAACTGCACATATTAAATACCTAAATCCACCATTAAGTGTTTGATTAGTTGTTACTCCACCTCCATACATCGTTGGATAAGTGCCAATTTGGTAATCAAATCTATTTGTATAAGTATTTACTCCTGGGCGATTTGTTACATCATAAGTAAATATATTAAAGAATATATTTCCTGGCGTATTAATTCTATTTTTGGTTGTTATAACAGCCCACACAGATTGTAAATTTTTCTTTAAAATTGTTGGTGATGGATTTGTTAAATATGGCGTTGAAACTCCATAATAAGGATTATAACAAAACCATGAAATTTTTGTTAAATTTCCTGAAGTTCCAACTTCTTTAAAATTTCTCCATCCATTATTTGTTCCACTTGCTAATGGTAATGCATCTCCACCAATAGGACTAAGAGGAATCCAAGATGAAGGAGAACTAACACCTGTTGGTCCTGTAAAATAAACTGTTGAACTACTTTGTCCTGTTAATGTTGGAACGATTTGAAGTCTATTCTGAAGTCCAGCATTCATAGGACCTGTTGCTCCTGTTGCTCCTGTTGGACCTGTTGCTCCATTAATTCCATTATTTCCTGTTGCTCCTGTTGCTCCATCTGCTCCTGTTGGACCTGTTGCTCCATTAATTCCATTATTTCCTGTTGCTCCTGTTGCTCCATCTGCTCCTGTGTCACCAGTTGGGCCTGTAGGTCCTATTCCACCTGGTTCTCCTACTCCTGTTGGGCCTGTTGGTCCTATGTCACCTGTAGGACCTGTTGGTCCTGTTGCTCCTGTAGGACCTGTTATTCCTGATGAACCATATGCCATTTGTTCTTCTCCCAATAAATTAAGTGGGTATTCACTCCTTAAATCAATCCTTTTAATTATTACAGGTTTCTTAGAATACCAAGCCATTTATTTTATGGTTCTTTTTTATTCCCTAAGTAATAAATGCCTTATAAGCTAAGGAAAGCTCCTAACCGAGATTTGTATTGGGTTGTTACCATTGAAACAGGTAAGAAACATTCCAAACAACCTATACCTATGGACAAAGCAAAAGCGCAGATGAGAGTTCTTGAATCTGCTTTAATTGGCGGAGCAGATGAAGAAATGGGACAAAGGGAAAAATCTGTTAGACTTCCTCCAAGAGGATTATTTGAACCACAACCAATTCGACGTGTTAAGAAAAAACCGGTCAAGCGTAAGATTCATGAAATTACTGGTTTTCCCGACATTCCTTTCGGTAGACATGAACCTCGTGCTAAAGGAAGACGTGGTGGTCTTTCTCCTCAAGACAAAAAACTACTTGAAGAAATTGAAAATAGAAGACCACCTCCAACTATATTTGAATTTTTGGAAGAACTGAAATCAAGAATGAGTAGAGAAGAGAAAAAGGAATATATGCAAGAACTTGATGCGGCAGACGAATTGGTGAATAGAATTCTTATGTCTCATCACAATCTCCAAACAGTCCAAAATAATACTTTTGATTATAATGCTAACCGTGATTTTTTTGAAGCTCTTGGTGTTGAAAACAACCAAAAGGATTTAATTAAATTTTTTCATGAACTGATTGAAGAACAAACAAGAGAATTAGACCAAATTATTAAAAAAATATTTAATTCTGGTAGAATTCCTTTTACACCATTACCTTCTGTAAAAGCCAGAAGAGGTGTAGGTAAACTTCGTGGTGGAGCTGACAAAGAACCTCTAACATATAGGCCTACAAGTATTTTTGACCCAAATATGTATTCAACTGAAAGTCGTGGTCATCTCCCTATGGTTCCTATTCCACGACATGCTATAAGAAGGCCTCCATTTCAAGAGTTACCTGAAGAACCAGCCCAGCCTAAACCTTTTCGTAGCGCTTCCAGACTAAAAACTGCTTTTGCACCAAAACTTTCTCGTAGATTATGGAATGGAGAAGGAAAACTTCGTGGTGGAATTTCTCTAAAAGATTTATTAGAAATCGTTGGAAGAACTCCAAGTCTTGGAGAAAGAAAGTTACAATTTCAAAATATAGCATCAATATGGATTAATGTTAATAGAGAGCTAACCCTAACTCAAATTGATTTTTTAAATAATCAACACGACAATTTATTCAGAAAAATTAATGCTATGATTGAGGAACTTGAGCCAATGCAGGAAGCTTTACAGTTACTACCATTAGGAAGAAAAGGAGAAAGACAAAAAGAATTTTATGATAAAGTTGATGAACTTATACAATTAGTTACTAATGCTTTACGAATTTTACGAGCAAAACTTGAAGCTGAACAACAACGTGAACAACAACAAGCTTTAGATGCTCAAAGACAAGAATACCAAAGAAATGGTCGTGGAAAATCATGTTACAAACCTCCATACCACGATTATTCAAAGGGTAAAGCTTCTGCTTTTGTTCTTGGATGCATCGACCCACGCTACGCTTTTGATGTTGCATATTATTTGCAGCATAAAAAGGAACTTCACCAAGATTATGATTTATTTACTTTGCCTGGAGCATCCCTTGGTGCAGACCAAAAAGGATGGAAGAAGACATTTTTTGACACTCTTGAACTTGGTTTGAAACTACATGGTATTAAGGAGGTTTGGTGCTTCGACCATTTAGATTGTGGCATGTATAAGGCTACTTTTGATTTGGAAACTGACATGGACCCTGAAATCCACATTCAATGCATGGACAAACTTAAGAAGGAAATTAAAAAGAAACATCCTAAACTAAAATTTCGTAAGTTTATGGTTAGTGCAAAAGGACATATTAGCTCCGTTAATTAGTATTTACTTA